GTCTTGCACCACGCGAAGCATTGGCGCGACGACTGCGTGATCGAGTCTAGGAAGAAGGTCTGGTAGCGGTCGAGCTGCGTCGCGTCGCCGAACTTCTCGATGACGTGGTCGTAGTGCGCCTGCGAGAAGGCAGACTCTGGCGGCAGCGACTTGTCCGGGCCCGCGAGGAACACGAAGAAGTCGCGGCTCTCCGGCCACGATGCCGGGCGGATGGTGTCGCCCGGCCAGTCGGCCACCGCCAAGTCACCGGCCTCGATGTCGATGAACAGCGTGGTCTTCGGATCGAGGTCTTTGAGCCGGGTGGTCTTGCCGATGCCGGACTTGCCCAGCATCAGCAGCTTCACGCCCTTGCGCTCGGCCATGCGCTGCTTCGCGGAGATGATGGGGAGGCTCATCACGCGGCCTCCTTCAACTGCTCGGCGACGGCAGGATTCCAGAGGATCTGGTAGCCACTGTGGCCGTTGCGCGAGTACGGCATGGCTTCGGCCCACGCCTCGCCGGCCTCGGTCAGCTCCCATTCGTCGCGCTCGTTGCGGAACTGGAAACCACCGGCCGCCAGCATCTGGTTCGTGCCCTTCGCCGAGCGGTTGAGCAGTTTGCCGAGCTGCGTGGCGTTCAGGGCGCAGATCGGTTCGTTGGCCGATGGCAGCGCGCGGCGCAGCACCTCGGTGGTGATGCCCGTGTTCTCCTGAATGCAGGTCAGCGTAGCCGCCGCCGCGATGCCCGGTTTCACGCCCGGCACCTTCGCCACGGCCTCACCGATCAGCAGGATCGCGGACACCCGGTCGTGGGTCGGCGCGGGCAAGGTCGCCAGCGCGCCGGGCACGGTGTAGCCGCCGGTCTTGCGGATCGCTGGCAGCACCTCGTTGATCACCCAGCGCTTGAAACGCTTGGCGGCGTCCTTGGTGCTGCCGAGGATCAGGGCGTAGAGGCCCGATTCATTGACGTGGTTCTGGCGTTGGCGGCCACCCGCCGTAAGGGTCTCCAGTTTCTGGAGATCCTCGGCATCGACGTGCGACTTGATCGCCTGAGACGGATTGCCCATCTCCAGGGCATCGCAGACATCGGTGGCGTTGAACCACGGCTGCCCCAGATCATCGACCTGGACGCGCACGGCGTGCGCTTCGAACTGGAAGGGAATGATCGCGCTCATGATCAGCCCTCCCACGACACGTCGGCGATGCGATCGGCCCCACGCGCGGCGCGCTTGCGCACCTCCGTGTGGAGTTCTTCCAGCGCGGTACGGCGGCGGCCGAGCGCCAGCGATTCCGCGTTGGCCGTCTGGATGGCGAAGGCCAGTTCGTCGACCGTGGCGGCATCGAGCGGGACGACGACGTCCTGGCCGTCCGCGCGGCGATACCGGATTTCGTCGGGAAGGTGTTCGCCGTAGATGGACGGCAGCTGTTGACGCAGCGAAGCGATGAGATTGGTGCTCATGGTCATTACTCCGAATCGAGGGAAAGGGTGAAAGACGGCTTGCCGGAATCCACGGTGCGGGCGGCGGCGAACTGCTGTTGCAGGGCCGAGGGCCAATTCGTGAAGCGGGATTCGGAGACGGACAGCTTGATGTCGAGGTAGCCCTCGACCTTCTCGCCCGAAGCCACGATGCGTTCGGCGATTTCGGTCAGTTGCTTCTGATCCCAGCTGACCTTCTTGGGCAGCTCGAACTTCAGATGCAACGGGCCATCGCTGATGTGGACGGTGCCGAAGTCACGGCCGGATTCACGCAGCGCGGTACGGGCCTGCTCGCCGTAGGCAGCGTCGAGCGCCGCGTCAAACTTGGTGCGCGCCTTCTTGAGCCAGTCGAGGGCCTCGTCGAGGTTTCTGTCGATCTCGGCCTTCTGCGTGGCGGGCAGTGCGGCCAACTGGCCGATGGACATCGCGGCGATGTCGGCGGGAAAGAGGGTGATGTCGTTCATGGCATCGCTCCTCAGACCGCCGCGCGCTCGGACGTCGAGTCGTGTAGCGCCTCGCGCTCGAACTGGATGACCGCGTCCACGGGGTAGCCGACGCGCTTGGACAGCTTCATGTAGCGCGGGCCGCGACCTTCGCTGCGCCAGCGTTGCAAAGTCTTGGGGCTGACGCCCCAACGTTGCGCGAGCTCGTTTTCGTTGAGCACCCGGCGATCACCGGGTGACATGGTGTTGATCGCCTGCCGGGGCGATCGGGGAATGCTGCTGGTTGGTGTCTGCATGGAATGCTCCTGTGACGTTGTTGGGGAACAGGTGTCATTCCAAACTTCGGGTGGCGAACCTTTAAGGGACGCAATGGCGAACCACGCGGAAACTTCGGGTTCGCCAATCCGCCAGCTCCCGCCCAAAAGCAGACGGCGAGCACATGGCTCGCCGTCATCGGGGAAGTCGGGGATGAAAGGGTCAGGCGTCGGGGAAGCCGAGCAGCCGACGCTGCTCGCCCCAGTCGCGCGGCAGCAGGTCTTCGCGGCCACGCAGCGTGTGTAGGTTCAGCTGCCGGGGCTGGCGGCCTTCGAAAATTGCCTCGACGATGTCCGGGGCCAGCATGGTCATCCGCAGCACCTCGGCCGCCCAGCCCGGTTCCAGTTTCAGCGCTCGTGCAAGATCCGAGGTTGTCGGATAGGTGCCGTCGTCGATCAGCCGCTTCCAGTAGAACGCCTTGCCGAGCGTCTTGATCATCGGCACATCGAAGCCGCCCGTCGCAGCGGCGGCGTCGGGCGTGGGCGGAATCAGCAACTTGCGGTTCTGGCGGCGCTTGATGGTCAGCGGCACCAGCGTGACGCGCTGCCCATCGCTGACATAGCTGCGGGCATCGACTCCGACCTCAATGTGGACTGTGCGTTTGCGCGGGTTCACCGAGGTGGTCATGCCAGTGCCTCCTCAGGGTGCTCACGGGCTTCCTCGACCAGCGGATGCGCGCTGATGTCGGCACGGAATCCGATCCAACCGTCCTCGCGCCAGACGATATCCAGTCCATGCCCGTGCAACTGCACCCGCTCGATCAGCAGTCGTGTGATGCGTTGCTGCTCGGCGGGGAATAACTGCGCCCACACGTCGCCGATGCGCTGCATCGCCACCACCACCTGCGCTTCGTCGAGCGTGCTACCTGCGGGGTGTTGCTGGCAGGCTCGCCAGACCGCGATCAGCATCTGAGGAGCCGAGAGTGCCGCGTGGATTTGCGCCAGCACCGCGTTCTCGATTTCGGCGGCGGGCAGATGACCCACGTCCGGCGTACCGGGCGACAGGCTCGCGCCCGCGTTTCGCCGCTTGTGCAGGTACGGAACGTAGTAGCGGTACTGCCGTCCGTTCTTCTTCTTGACGAAGGAGTGCAGCATGCGTTGCCCGTCGGGCGCGAACAGCAGACCCGCCAGCAGTGCCGGATGCTTGGCTGCGTGCTCGCGTGGTGCTTGCTTGCGTCGTTCGATGAAGGCATATACAGCGTCCCATAGGGCCGGGGCGACGATGGCCTCGTGCTGACCCGGATACCACTGCTCGTTGTGAGAAATTTCGCCGAGGTAGATACGGTTGCGCAGCATCGTGAAGAGGTACTGCTGGTCGATGGTGCGGCCCGAGCGTTCACGCCCGGTCTGCGTCACCCACGCCTTGGTGGTGTGGCCTTCGATGACCAGTTCGCGCACGAGCCGCGCCGCCGAGCCATGCTCGCCGTAGCGCCTGAATATGTCGCGCACCAATGCCGCCTCGCGTTCGTTGACGACGAGCTTGCGCTCGACCACGTCATAGCCCAGGGGCGGCACGCCGCCCATCCACATGCCCTTGGCCTTGCTGGCGGCGATCTTGTCGCGGATGCGCTCGCCGGTGACTTCGCGCTCGAACTGTGCGAAGGACAGCAGGATGTTGAGCGTCAGCCGTCCCATCGAGGTCGTGGTGTTGAACTGCTGTGTGACCGAGACGAAGGACACGCCGTTGCGGTCGAACACCTCCACCAGCTTGGCGAAATCTGGCAGGCTGCGTGTGAGGCGGTCGATCTTGTAGACGACCACGGTGTCGATCTTCCCGGCTTCGATGTCGACCATCAGGCGGCGCAAGGCGGGACGATCCATGTTGCCGCCGGAGTAGCCGCCATCGTCGTAGCCGTCGCCGACGGCGATCCAGCCTTCGTGCCGTTGGCTGGCGATGAAGGCGAGGCCTGCGTCGCGCTGGGCTTCGAGACTGTTGTATTCCTGATCCAGCCCTTCGTCGGTGGATTTGCGGGTGTAGACGGCGCAGCGCTTCTTCGGCGTGATGCTTTGGCTGCCCGAGGGCAGCGGATTGGCGCGCGGCGACCTCATGCCATCACCTTCTTCGATGCCGGCGACTTGAGGCCGAAGAACACGGGGCCCGACCAGTGGCTGCCCGTGATGTGGCCCGCAATCGCGGACAGGCTCTTGAAGCGTTGCCCTTGGTATTCGAAATCGTTCGAGCCGCGCACCAGCACGCGATGCTCGACGTCGTCGTAGATGCGCGTGAGGATGGTGCCGGGCAGCAGGCGCTGGCTGTCGCTGCGCAGTTGCTTGGGCAGGATGCCGGTTTCGCCGACTTCCTCGAGCTTCTTGCGCAACGAGGGTCTCAAACCACCAAAGGCACGTTCCTGAATCCGGTAAGCCAGTCGGCTCTCCAGCCAAGTGCGATGGTGATGGCCAGGACGCTCATCAAAGTGGTCATCCCAAAGCGCCCAGAGGTCGTCCATCGAAAGATGGGGAAGCGCCGCGACACGTGCGGCGACCGAGGTAGTGGATGGTTGTGCGCGTGCCGTCATGGGCGAACTCCTTTGTTGTGATCGGGGTTCGCATTCACGCGCTGTTGGCCGGGGAAGCCAAGGCGAACGCACTCGCTGTTTCCGGCGGTGTTGCGTTCGGGCTGCCTGCGCAGGCGCAGGAGTGCTGCGGCCAGTAGGTCGGCGATTTCCTGCTGCGCGTGCCGAGGGCGGTCAGAAGGCGAGGAAATGGAAATAGGTTCGATTTTTGTCATGGCAGGCGTTCCGATGGAAAACGCTGCTCATGCTAAAAATCGAGGGCACTTCGCGTAACGTGATTTAGCGGAAGTGCGCGGGCCTTCGCGCTAGCTGATGCGCTGATTGAAGCAATAGTGATCGGGCATGTTCGGCCGCGTGCTCGCATGCACTTCGGTGATCCGGAGTTCGTACCCGAAATCGGTCATCTGATTCAGCGGGACTTCGACATACGAAGTCGGCCCCGTACCGACCGGTTGAAGACCGAGGTCAGGCCACGCCTTGAACAGAGCCCGATATTCCTTCTCTCGACTGTAGGTCTGACCGCACAGGTAGAAGGCGCACAGTCTGGAGATGCCTTGAAGCACGAACTCGCGCCCATGTTGCTGACGAATGGTCGAAACCAGATCAGTCAGCAGCGGGATGGGCGTCCCCGGCTTCGGTTCGTAGACGATCTTCCGGAAGTTGGGGTTCTTGGCCGTGATGTCGAAGGTCAACCGAACGCCGTCGGAAGCGGCGAAGTGCCGCCAGAAGTATTCCTCGTTTTCTTGCGACAAGCTGGCTTCGGTGAACGATGCATAGAACAACTGCGGCAGCAGCAGAGCGCGATACGTCGGTGAGCCACTCGCATCAGGCTCAAGGTATCCACGCAATCCATGCGTCTGGCAGAAGGTGACGATCTCCCCATCGTTGAGTCGCTTCTCGATATTCGTCAATCGGAAGATTCCGGTCGAAAGAATGTTTTCTGCCGCCTCGCGCGACGTGTAGTGATAGACGGTCGCCGAGGGGACGCTTGGCCACAGGTGGCCAGTAATGGCATCCGACAACCTCGGGCACGGCTTCGCCATATCGCTGACGGTCTTGTCCGTAACGGTGATGTCTTGCAGTTGCATGGCCTCGGAAACGCCATGCTTCGAGAGGATCGCATTGATGTCGGCGACGATGGCGTTCAGGGTCATGATCTGCATTGCCACCAATCAGCGAACCGGCAACTGGCCGTTCGACACGAACTGATCAAAGCTGTCGAAACTCTCCTCGTCCTGCCACGACCGATCCCACGATCGCGGCTCGGCGCTTTCGAGCAGGAGCAATGTGAGGACACGATCACGCGCACCGAAGGTGTGCTTGAACTCGCGCAGTTTCATGTGTGGCGCTTCTTCCGGGCACCAGATGGCGGCGGACATCTCCGTGCCGTCCCATTCTTGCGCGATGCTGGCGTCGGCGGCCAGCGTGCCTGGCATGGGCTCCACCGGCTCGCCGTTACGCCGGATTTTTGCCCGCGTCTTGACGGCGCTGCTGCTGCGCCACTCGTACTTCATGTAGCCGTTGTCCCAGTAGACGAGGATGGCGCGTTCCGTCGTGAACTTGATGTAGCGGATGCACAGCGCCTCCAGCGAGACCTGAAACCGCTGGGCGATGTCGCCGAGGAAGCGAAAGTCGATGCGCTGGTTGGCAATCCAGTCACGCAGCAGATCGCCGGGCATCAACAAATTGCTGGCGAAGTCGTCGGCTTCCCGTTCGATGTCGCGCAGCGTTTCGATGCCGGTGTGGACGCTCTGCTTGTCGCAGTTGAAGCGCTGCCGCTGAGCGCGATGCAGGATGAAGTGGCCCAGCTCGTGGGCGATGGTGAAGCGCTGGCGTTCTGGTCGTGATTTGCCGTTGTAGGCGATACCCCACACCTCGTGGTCATTGGGGTCACGCGCCAACATCCCCTCGAAGGCGTCTTCGTTGAACGGCACCGGCGGCCTGATCTCCCGAACGCCGGTGCCGTAAGGCGTGCCCGGCAGCATTTGCCGGACGACTTCCAGATCGATGGCGTCAGGCGCACTCTCGGCGCGGTACCACGCCCGCAGCCACTTGATGACGTGGCTGGCGGCGATGGAGCCAGTGAGGGTCTGCGCTGCGCTCAATCGTCATTCCCCGCTTTTGCGCGAAAACATGATCTTCAGGACGTCCTGATAGTGCTTCTTCTCTTCCTCGGTCATCCCGGCGTACTCGCGGAAAAAGGCCACGTCCTCGGGGCTGGCCTCCGGCGCTTGCTGCATGGGGACGCCCATCACGTCCTCCATCGTCACGCCGAGCACCTGGGCGATCTTCTGAATCCGCTCGGCGCTGGGACGCTGCCCGTCCTTCATCTCCAGTTCCCAGATGTAGGCCTTGGTGCAGCCGACCGCGTCGGCGACCTGTTGCAGCGTCAGATTCTTTGCCTCGCGCAAGCGCCGCAGGCGTGCTCCGAATGCCGAAGCCATCGATTGCTCCTGTCAGTGCGGTGTTCTCAACAAGTCCGAAAGTATAGCAACAAGATACCAGTGAGCGCCAGATGTGCCATGTTGATTGACAAGCGGGAATCAGCGGTTCAGAATCGCTCCAGTATCTTGTGGCTTTACTTTTACGAGATGCGTGTTCAGAAATCCTGTCGCTGGCCCGTGCAGCCCGATCCCCGGTCGCAGACCTCCGACGCCGATCCAGAAAGGACGAACAAGATGAAGAAAACCTTTGTCGACGTGATGCTCGAGCTGCCGGTGGATACCACGCTGCGCGATTTCTTGACTTCACATGGCCTGCCCGTGCCGGACGGGTTCGCGTGGGAAGACACGCCGGAGACCAGCCAGTTCCTGGTGGATGCGATCAAGGTCTGGCCAGATGCCGATGCCCGTGACCGCATGGCAGCCAACCTCAATGCCAGCGTCCAGTTGGGTGATGCGGCAGGCAAGCAGGCGATGTTCGAGGCGGCCGTCGACGATGCGGCCGCCTTGTCCGGTCTGGCCTTATGCTCCAGCGATCTGCACCGTTCGTTCTGGCTCTACGCTCACCACCCGGCGCTGTTCGAGCGTGCCTGCGATTTCGACCATTGGGAACACCACGGTTCACAAGCGCAGCACTACGACCTGGGGTTGAAGCGCAAGCCCATCGGTAGCGACACCGCGCTGGCCGGTTTGCGCCACAGCATCTCGGCCTTTTACAAGCGCGAGCTGCAATGCGGGGACGGCAGCGTGGCCTATCTGGTGACGCGCACGCCCGGCATCCACTTGCTGGTCGTTCACGTCAAGGATTCGGCCATGCTGCGGCTGGAGTTCGAAGGCGTGACGCTGACGCGCCGCATCGGCAATCCCAACATCCCGCTGGCGCTGGAATATTCCGAGACCACCGGCGTCGTGCGTGCGCTGGTGCGTGGTGGGGCGAAGTACCAGCAGATGCTGATCAATGCCTTCGCCGAGCATGTGCTGGGCGTCAAAGCCCATGCCCAGAAAATCAAACCGCCGACCCTGGATTTGTCGATGCTGCGCACCGGCTTCGACGTGCCGGAGGTGTTCGAGGATGGGTTCTCGCTGGTGCAGCTCAAGGCGCTCACTCTCCTCAGCCCGGGCGGTGATCTGAAAATCGAGTGCACCGCGATGCAGGCCAGTCAGCAGCGTTCGGTGCATGAGTTGCTGAAGGAACAACTGCCCGGCCCGCTGGAAGGCAACTGGGCGGTGACTGCGGCGCAGGTCAATCTGTACTACCCGCCAGAGCCAGGACGCACACGCCCCAAGGTGGTCAGCATCGAAGTGACCAGCAAAGGACGGCTGAACCTCAACAAGTTCGACGCCAAGATGCAGGCGCAACTGGAAGGCTATCTGGTCGCGGTCGGCATCTTGCAGAAGGGCCAGACCCTGAGCGCGCACGAAATGCCACCGGAAACGGATGCTGTCGGCTCGACGCCGGTGATCGAGGGCTGACCGATGGCGGCGCATGACGCTTGGGCCTTGATCTGCCGCCTGTTCGCGGGCGGCACGCCGGTGCTGCGCGCCACGCTGTCGCCGCGCGAGGCGTCGGCATTGTCCGCCCTCGGCAAGGCGGTCAAACCAACGGTTGTGGATCAGTCCTTCGTGCTCTGTCCGCACTGCCAGCAGCATCGGGCGCAGGTCTGGGGCGACGGACGCGGCGGACGCATGTGCCGTTGCCCGGACTGTGGGCCGGTGAGCGTCGAGGCGGCCGATGGTGCGGCGTTGGCCTTGGATGAAGACTGGCTGCGCCAGAAACTGCGCCTCGCACTCGGCATCGAAAGCCGCGACGGCATCGATGACCTCGGCGGTGGTGTGTGGCGGCTCGGTGATGCCCGGCGCTCGCCTGTCCTGCTGGCCCGCGATCTGACGCGTGTGCTGCACGAACCTGCACTGCTGGAGCGGGTGAGGGTGGCAGGCGGCGATATCCGGTTGATCACCCCGAGGTCAAGCGCGACACGCGGATCGCCCTTCAGCGCTGGCGTGGAATGGTTGGTGCTGGAAGAACGCTTTACGTTCTACGGCGGTGCGATCACGTTTATCCCTTCGGTGCCGTCTGCAGTGCCAACAGTGGCCGATCCGGCCTCGCCGGTGAACGGGCCGCTCTCGGCGGACTTCAGGTGGGCGATGCTGCCCAACATCAGCGATGCGCCGATCCAGTTCACCCAAGGCCAGGCCAAGGTGTTCGAGGCGTTGTGGTCGTTCAAGGGCGTCGAGATGGACGGCGAAAGGATCATGCAGCGCGCCGGCCAGAAGAGCGACAAGCCCATCGACCTGTTCAAGATCAAAGCGAAAGACAAGGACAACCCCCTGCATAAAGCACGACTTGCGGCCTACGGCGCGCTCGTGATCACGCAGCAACGCGCGGGGCTGTATGCGATGCCGTGTGCGGCAGCGGGAAAGGAGGTCGCCATGACGTGATCTCACCACCCGACGCGCCAGGCTCGCGCGAATTCGAGAGCCTGAACTTTTCAATTTTCGGAGTACATGAAATGAGCAGAAAGAACCAATGGGTCGTACCCGTCAACGGCGGTGAACAGTGGGGGGTGCGTGGTGAAGGCAACGACCGCCTCACCTCCGTCCACGACACGCAGCAACAGGCGATTGACCGTGCGCGGGGAATCGCCATCAACCAGCAGAGCGAGATGTTCATCCAAGGGCGTGATGGCCAGATCCGTGAGCGCAACAGCTACGGTACTGATCCATTTCCGCCCAAGGGCTGACGTGGAAGCTGGCCTCGCGGGTTTGCCGTTGTGCTTTGCTCGTGCAAACCCGCGAGCCAACCATTCGCCTCGGCACGCGCACAAGTGGTTGATGAACAACACTGTCTGCGTGTGCCACTGCGAAGAAGTTGGCGCAAGTTTCGAGAGAAGATAGGGCGGAACAGGGGCGAACTGGGCGCGCGGTGGTGGTCAGGGGGCTGGCTGCTGGCACACGCAGAGCGACCCCGAACCCTGCGTGGCTTTGGGAATCCACAAACAAAAACGCCCAACTGAGAACAGTTGGGCGCTAAATAGTGGTGGCCAGGGACGGAATCGAACCGCCGACACGGGGATTTTCAATCCCCTGCTCTACCAACTGAGCTACCTGGCCGGAATTGGGTGCCGATGCGGACCTGACGGTGCGCGGCGGGCCGCGTATTAGAGCCGCGCGCGCGG